TGGCGCCGCAAATGACGGACATCGTGACGCAGCTGGCCGGCGGGCAAAGCCCGCTGCTGGTGCTCACGCAGCAGGGCGGCCAGCTCAAGGACATGTTTGGCGGCATTGGGCCAGCCCTCAAGGGCGTCGGCAGCTACGTTGCCGGCCTGATTACGCCAACGACGTTGGCTGCCGGTGCGGCAGCGGCGCTGGCGTTCGCCTGGTCGACGGGCGCGCAGGAGGCGCGCGGCTACACAAACGCGCTCATCATGACCGGCCACTATGCCGGGGTGTCCAGCGCGCAACTGGCCGGGATGGCAGAGGGTGTGTCGCGCATCATCGGCACGCAGCACGCTGCGGCCGACGTGCTGTCGCGGCTGACGGCCACCGGCCGGGTGGCCAGTGAGCAGATGAGCCAGGTAGCGGTCGCCGCTATCGCGATGGAGAAGGCGACCGGCCAATCGGTCGACGAGACCATCCGGGATTTCGTCAAGCTGGCCGAGGAGCCGACCAAAGCCTCGGTCAAGCTCAATGAGCAGTTCCACTATCTGACCGGCGCGGTTTATGAGCAGATCGCCGCGCTGGAGCGGGCCGGCCAGACCGACGAGGCGGCGGCGCTCGCACAGAAGACGTACGCCGCCGCCCTGGCCGACCGCGCGATGGAGGTGCGTCGCAACGTCGGCTACATGGAGATGGCATGGGTCGGCTTGACCGATGCGGCCAAGAAGGCGTGGGACGCGGTTGCCGGCATCGGCCGCGCGGAGACGCCGGCCGACAAGCTCAACGGCCTGTATCGCGCCATGGCGCAGCAGGAGAAAGAGCTCGCCGAGGCGCGGGCCAAGGGCTACAACACGGTCCAGCTTGAGGCCGCGCTCGGCGCCAACCGGGCCAAGCTGCAGCAGTACAACGGCACTGTGGTCGGCGATGCCAAGAAGGCTGCCGATCAGGCGGCGAAGCAGCGGGCCGAGGATGACCGGATCTCGGCCCGCTCCTCGATCGACGCGCTGATGAAGAGCGTGCGGTCGCGCCAGCAGATCCGCGACGACGAGCTCAAGAAGTTCAAGACGGATGCGGACAAGGCCGGCCTGACAGCGGACGAATACGCCAGGGGCGTCGCCGCCATCAACGAGAAGTACAAAGACAAGTCGTCCAAGGCATACACCGAGGATGCCGGCACGCGCATGCTCGAGCAGTTGCGCAGGACCGGCGCGGCGCTGGCCGCCCAGCAGGCCGTCGACGAGCAGCTGACGGCCGGCCAGAAGGCGCGGGCCGAGTTCGAGCAGCAGATCGCCGACATCAAGACCCGCAAGACGCTCACGGCAGATCAGAAAAGCTTGCTGGCGCACCAAGACGAGATCCGGGCGCAGTTGGACCTGAATGTCGCCGCCGAGCAGGCGATCCAGAAGCGCAAGGACGAGACGGCGGAGCTCGAGAAGCAACGCAAGCTGCTCGAGGACGCGCGCCAGCAGGCCGAGGGCATGCGCGTGCGCATCGCCGACGCCGCCCAGGCGCGCAGCCAGCAGTTCGGCCGCCAGCTCGACGGATTCGGCCTGGGCCAGCGTGCCAACGAGGAATTGAACGCCGCCAAGTCGATTTACCGCGAGTTCGGCGCGATGCGCACCGACTGGAACAAGTCGATGGCAAAGCGCGGCCTGGTCGGGTCCGATTTGTACAAGGGCGAGGTCGCGCAGATCAACGCCAGCGAGCAGGAGGCGCTGCAGCAACTGGCCGGCTACTACGACGCGCTGGCGGCCAAGCAGTCGGACTGGAGATACGGCGCGCTGTCGGCGCTGGCGGACTACCGGGACGCTGCGGCCAATGTCGCCGCGTCGGCTGAACGGCTGTTCTCGAGCGGATTTCAGTCGATGGAGGATGCCGTCGCCAAGTTCGCCACGACCGGCAAGCTGAATTTCAAGAGCTTCGCGCTGAGCGTGATCGAAGACCTAGCGCGCATCCAAGCGCGGGCCGCGATTTCCGGCCTGGCGCAGATGGGTATCGGCCTGCTCGGCAGTGCGTTGTCTGCCGGCGTGGGCGCGTTCTCCGGGGCAGAGACGGCGATGGCCAGCAGCGGGACCGTGCCGGTCGCCGGCGACATGCTCTACGGCGGCAGCATGCAGGCGCCGAGCTACACCAGTGGCGTGTTCTTGAGCGGCGCTCGCGCGGGTGGCGGGCCCGTCGATGCCGGTGGGCTGTACCTGGTCGGCGAAGAGGGCCCCGAGCTGTTCAAGCCGAGCGGCTCGGGCTCGATCGTGCCGAATCACGCCCTCGGCGGTGGCGGCGACGTGACCATCAATGTCATCGGCGCGCAGAGCCAGCCGGAGGTACGCCAGTCGACCGACGGCAACGGTAACAGGCAAATCGACCTGATTTTCAAGGAAATGGATCGCCGCATCGATGACCGCATCCAGCGCGCCACCATGCAGGGCGGCCTGCTGTCGCGGCGAGGGGGGTAATCGTGGCAATCGAAACGTTCACCTGGCGGGCGGTCGGCTCGGCGCAGGGCAGCGTCAAGTTCCGCACGCTCAGCGCGCAGTTTGGAGACGGCTACCAGCAGGTGGCGCCGGCGGGCATCAACAACCGCGCCGCCAGCTGGCCGCTCCGGTTCGCGGGCGGCGAGGCTCGGATTCTCGAGATTCAGGCGTTCATCGACCGGCACGCCGGCGCGAAGTCGTTCTACTGGACCCCGCCGCTTGGCGCGCGCGGGCTTTTTCGTATTGGCGAGTACACCCCTGCAGCAGAGACAGGCGGCGTGTATTCGCTGTCAGCAACTCTTGTTGAGGCCTTTGCGCCATGACGCTACAGCTTGAACAGATCAACCTTGGAGTCGCGCCCAAGGGCGAGGGTGGCGACACCCAGCGCACCGCCAACGGTAAGACCAATAGCAACATGGACGCGATCGCCACCTTTGCCAACGCGCTGGCTGCCGATGTCAGTGCGCTGACCAGCAATACGGGGGCGCTTGCGGATGACGTGCTGGCGCTGACGGGGGCGGTTGCCATGTTCGCCTGCAAGACGCCGCCCGCCGGCTGGCTCAAGGGCAATGGTGCGGCCGTCTCCCGCACGACCTATGCGCGGCTGTTCGGCGTGATCGGTACCACGTTCGGCGCGGGAGACGGATCGACGACGTTCAACCTCCCAGAGCTGCGTGCGGAGTTCCCACGCGGCTGGGATGACGGTCGCGGTGTCGACAGCGGCCGGGTGTTCGGTTCGGTGCAGGCCCAGGCGCTGAGCTCGCACCAGCACAAGACCCCGCTCGGTTTTGACGGCAGCAACCTGTTTGGTTGGGGCGACGGCAATGCGACCCCGATTTTCGGCTCCGAGGTGCAGTCAGGCGTGCTGAGAGTCGTCGGGGCCGTGACGCAAAGCGGCGGGGCGGCCCGCGTCGCCTACACGGATGTGGCGCCGATGGGCGTGAGCGGCGAGACCCGCCCGCGCAACGTGGCACTGCTCGCCTGCATCAAATACTGACGACCATGCAAATTCATCACTATGACCACGTGACGGGCGAGTGGTTGAAGCTCGGTGCTGCCGACGAAAACCCGCTCGACCCGGAAAATCCCCTCATCCCCGCCTACTCGACACCGACCGATCCGCCGGTCGCGGCGCAGGGTACGGTTGCGCTGTATCTCGACGCCGCTGGCCATGCCGCCCGAAACTGGTGGGAGGGGATGTGGGAGGTGCGGGCCGATTACCGTCGCGCGCCGCTCTACCGCACTGCCGATGGTGTGCCCTACGACTACAGCGGGCCGTATCAAGGCATTGGGTCGTTACCCGCCGAGCTCACGCAACAGCCGCGGCCCAGCGCGGCCCATATCTGGGACGGCGCGGCCTGGCAGCTGGACGAGGCGTTGCGCGCGAGCCTGCACCGCGCCGATGCGCTGGTCGAGCGTTGCGTCCGCATGAAGCAGGCGCGGCGCGCGATCGAGCCCCTGCAGGCTGCTGCGGAACTGGGCGAGGCGACCGAGGTGGAGGCCGCGCGGCTGCTCGCCTGGCGGCGCCATCTGGTTGCGCTGAATCGCGTCGACCTGGACGGCGATCCGGTGGCCTGGCCGGAGGCGCCCGACGCATGAGAATTACCGCCGATATTCAGCGCCTCGAGCCCGGGGCTCTGGTCGAGCTGTTCGAGCTCGACGCGACGGCCGTGGCCGGCGACGTGCTGCGCTTCCACGGCTATGCGCAGGTCGGGGCCATCTGGTGGAAGGGCAACGAATATAGCCCGTGGCCGATCGAGGCTACGGGCTTTGCTCGCACCGGGCAGGGCCAGCAGCCGGCGCCGCGGCTCGCC